TTTTACCCCCCCCCCGGTTTTGGGGGGGCTTTTTATTTTTTTTATAAAAATTATTTGCAGGAAATAAAAATTTATCTATCTTTGCAGTGTTAAACAGAGAGCTAAACTTGTATAAAATCAGCAGAAATAATAATCTATCCGAAAAGGTGTCGTATAATAGTAATATTATACACTGAAAGCGTAAGCTCTCTGTTTAACAGCACCCACTTTCGGATTTTTAATTTTTACAAGTTATGTTAAACAGAGTAGAAGCAACAGCAGTTGCACCAGTAGAGCGAGTAAGTAGAACAAAATCTCTACTTAGTAATGAGAAATTATTCTCATTGTGTAAGAAGTATTTCCAGCATTATTCTTTTGAAGAGTTTATGGCATTCTGTACAGAAGCGAAGCCCAAACATCTTAGAATAAATTCTGTCAAGCAGGGCGAGGAAATGAAAATCCAATTTATGCTCGATAAAAAGCGGGCGTTTTTCGGAAAAGGAGTGGATTTTCATTCGGCTTTGATTAGTATGGAACAGGATATCTGGAGAAGTTTCGCAGTAGTAGCAGAAGTATAATACAGCCCCCAGCAGGGGGCTTTTTTTTGTAAAAAAAAGTTCATAAAATATTTGTATAATAGTATATAAATGTATATCTTTGTGGTGTTAAATTGATAAACGATAGTTCTATGAAGTACAGCGCATTTTTTAGAGAAATTAGAAAAAAGGTTGGTGGTTCTTAAGGCAAGGAAAGGGAAGCCACGAAATTTGGACAAACGGCAAAATAGAAGTAGCCATTCCCAATCACGGAGCGAAAGAATTGTCCAGCGGATTAGAAAAAGCATTAAGAAAACAAATGGGACTGTAAAAAGTCCCATATTAAAAAAATAAAAATATGAAGACAATAAATGTAATAATAGAAAGAGCAAACGATGGAACATTCGGGGCTTATGCTGAAAATGTACCAGGAATCTATGGAGCAGGAGATGATGTAAAAGAAGTAAAACAAAGTATTCTTGATGGAATAGAAACGATGAAAGAAATCGGCAACTTTCCTTATAAAGAATACGAAATAAAGTATAAATTTGACACGGAGAGTCTTTTGCAATATTATAAAGGTATCTTGGGAAATCCTGCATTTGAAAAGATTACAGGTATCAATCAGAAGTTAATTCATCATTATGCTACTGGTTTAAAAAAACCTCGTGAAGCACAGCGCAAAAAAATTGAAGAAGGCTTACACGCTTTAGGAAGAGAACTTTTATCAATAGAACTATAAGTATCAATTTAACACATTTACTTTATCTATTGTTGCCCTGCATTTGCAGGGCTTTTTTTGTGTTTTGCTGTGAATTGGGGGGTTCTTATATTTGAGGCATGGAATTG